TTATTTCAAGCCCTTGCGGATACTTCCGCAGGGGCTTTTTGTTTGGGCACATGCGCTTGGGCACATGGGCAAGTCCGGCAGGGCTTCCACCGCAGCCCGCTTCTGCCCGTCCATGACATACTGGTAGTGCATCAGAATCATGGATGGGGAGCTGTGCCCCATGAGGCGCGCAACCGTGCCGATGTCCACGCCTGCGGCTATGGCCTCCGTGGCGAAGGCATGGCGCAGGTCGTAGGGGCGGATGCGCCGTGTAATCCCGGCCCGGCGTAGGGCTTCTTCCCAGCCTGTTTGGATTTTGTTCACAGGCTTGCCCTGATAGTGGATAAGGTATTCCATGCCCAGCGCCGCGTCTTCCCGCTGCCAGCGTGAGAACACGGGCAGCAGGCTTTCCCGGATGGGCACCTCCCTCCACAAGGCATAGGGGTTTTTCCTGGCCCCGTGGACGCGCAAGACGCGCTGGTGAAGGTCTACGTCGCCCCATGTAAGCCGGAGCAGTTCTGACGGCCCGACGCGCACCCCGCATTGTGCCCCCAGGATGACAACCCTCGCAATGTGCGGGGCAGCGTGTTGCAGGATGGCGGCAAGTTCCTCCGGCGTGGGAGGTATGAATTGCTCATAATGCGCAGGGGGCAACGCAGGACAATCCACAGGGCCGCGGAACCCCTGGGCCGCTGCCCAGCGAAGGACGGTGCGCAAGACGGACATGCGCGCCCGCACGGTGACGGGCTTTACATTCGCCTTGCCCATTTCGTCCATGACGCTCTGCAACTGCGCCCGTCCGATTTCATCAACGGGTGTTGCCCCAAGCATTTTAGAGGGCAGGCGCATTGCGTCCATTTGCCAGGTCATGCCTTTTTTGGTAAACTGCTTTTGCTTGAGGTACAGGAGATAGCAGGCGTCCAGTGTCAAAGACGGTGCTTCCGGCTCTTGGTCTTCTTCCTCCCTTTTGAATGATTCCCTTTCAAAGCGCAGGCGGTGCTTTGTGAGGGAATCATGTTTTTCCGCTTCTTCCTTCGTGCGGAAGTTCGCGCATTCGCGCTTCCCCGTATACGGGTTGTTCCAGTAACATTGCCATGGGCTTGCTCGGCCCTTTCGGTATCTGACGGCCATGGTTTCTCCCGGTCGCCAAATGTGCCCGTGGTGACGTTACTGGACACTTTGGCCTGTGGTCAAACGGTAAATTTCGTCCACGCTCATGTCTGCCAGTCTGGCGGCAGGCAGCCCCGTCTTTTGCCGCGAGGCGGGGCGGCCTTTGGGCTGGGCTGCCTCGTGCATGGCCTGCATGACGGCCTTGACTGCGGATTCCAACCAGCGCAGGCCGCGCCCCCGGCCTCTGCCGAAGTCAACGGGCCGGACGCCGTGTTCTGCCATGATGGACACGGCCACGCCCCGCGTCGTTCCAAGCATTTCGGCCACATCGGCGGCGCGCAAAAATCTTTCCATGGTTACGCCCTCAAAAAAGCCGGGCCTGCGGCTGCACTTTGGTGAAGATTTCCTTCAGGACGGTATCGACCTGCTTTTCCAGCGCCTTTGACTTGTTCAATGCCGACGGCGCGCGCGTGGCGAAATACGTCTTCTGCGCCTCGCGCATGTCTCGCACAAGGATGGTGAAGTCAGATATTTTCGGCGGCATGGTCATTCCCCTTCAACGGCGCGGTGCGCCAATTTTCGCCAGTAGGCAACACTGTGCCCGGACTGCGCCGCAAGTTTGCCAGCCAGCCAATCCCGTTCGGTCCGCGCCTGCCGCAGCTCGGCAATCAGTTCGAGGACGGCGGCGGGGTTGGCGGCGGCAATGTACTCTGCATATCGCTTCGCCGTATCGCCGTTTCCCTCATTGTTGAACCCATAGCATCGAACTACAGCCAAATCGTCGATGTCGCGCACATGCCACGAATCTTCCACAGGTGAAGGTGGCAGAAGCATTGTTAAATGCGGCGTCGCGGCCTTGGCGGCTGCCTCAAGGGCGTCAAGTTCCTTTTCTGTCATGGCTTCAATCTCCACGTTTGCGAACGTGCCCGCACCAGGGGCACTTCTTCAGCTTGTGGACGGTTCCGCATTCAGGGCAGGCGCGCGGCTGGTAGCCGTCGGACAGCTTTGCCATTTTGCAGTTGCCGTTTACCTGTGCAAAATGCCGGGCGTCGCGTTTCTTTCCCTTTGGCATTTTCCCTCCACGTCATTCCGCACTTGACATCCGATGCGGGGCACGGGTAGCGTGAACGCATACGGAGCTCAAAACTCCACAAGGCGTCCACGCCACCCACGAAAGCAGTGGCTTTCTTTTTATGCCCCTTTCCCTTTGCCAGTCGGGAAATCCGGGTAAATCTGCCATTGTTTGCCGGGTGTGGGCGAAATACAAGACCCGTGAGGGGAAATAGCCCGCAGCGCCTTGTGCTGTTTTGAGCGCCCGGCCTTCGCCATAATGGCGGATGCCCATACCGGCCCTCAAAAGGCCACAAGGAGTTTCACCATGTCCGACCTTTCCCCGAACGTCGCCCTTGTTGACGGCATTCCCTGTGTTTCGTCCTTTGAAGTCGCCCAGCGCTTCGACAAGCCGCACTGCAAAGTTTTGCGTTCCATTCGCGCTATCATGGCGGAATGTCCGCAAAATCTGCGTGAAGCCAATTTTGGCGCGACGTTCCGTTACGTCACCGGCCCCAACGGTGCGCGCCGCAGGTCGCCCGCCTACAACCTGACGCGCGACGCCTTCTCGCTGGTGGTCATGGGCTTCACAGGCAAGGAGGCGCTGCGGTGGAAGATACGGTACATTGAGGCGTTCAACGCCATGGAAAAGGCTCTGGCCGAAAAGGCAGCCAAGCCCAAGCGGAAGGCCCTGCCGCTCTCCCGCCCGCTGCCGCGCCCGGCCCTGCCCGCAGCGCCGGCGCAGCCCCGCGTGTATGTCGACTCCCAGACCTGCAACAAGCAGCTGCGCACGGCTGCCGACATTGCCGAGGCCATACGGCTTGTGGAGAGCATCCGCGAGCGTGTGCGCCGGGAGCATTGGCCGCGCGAGTTCCGCTGCGGCGACAGGCGGGACGAGGCCCGCTACGAATTGCAGTGGGACATGTTCCGAGCCTGCAATTCCAGCCTTGCGGCGGCTGCGGCCGCGCTCTGCGCTTCGGCTGAAGTGAGTGATTGGGCGTAGCCTGTTTGACGCGGGGCGGGAAAACCCGTAGCGTGGAGATGCCATGAAACGCATTGCCGACTGGCTGGAAAAAATAAGCGCAGGTTCCATACTCATCGGCCTGTACCAGAACAACCTATGGGCCATTGCCATAGGCGTCGGCACGCTGGCCGGGAGCGTGTACATCTCAAGGAGGTTCCTATGACCGCCGCCTGGATTGTCACGGTGTTGATTTGCGTCGGCGCGTTCGCCTATGCCGTCCACCTTGGAAGGAGCGGGGAGCGCAAGTAGTTTCTTCCGGTTCATTGTTTTCACCTCTGCCCCCGGTTCGCCGGGGGCTATTTGTTTCCTTTCCCATTCCCTGCCGCGGGCCGTGCGCGGCAGGTCAGGGCGAGGAAACAGCTACGCGGCCTTGTTGCGGCGGCTTTTCTTTTTCGTGTCGGCTTCTGCCTCCGTCGGGGCCTGCGTCGCGTCCTGGCCGACGGTCTCCGCGGGCGCGTCATTTTCTTCAGCCGTGGAAGGAGCCTGCGCCTCGTCGTCGCAGACGGACGCTTCCCCTTCCGTGGGCGCGTCCTCCGCGTCTTCAAGGGCGGGGTCAGCGGCGGCGGGCTGCTCCTCATGGCTGGGGACAGGGCTTTTCAGCAAGGGAAGCTGGCGTTCTTCCGCCGTCATGGCGCGGCGCTGCACTTCGGCATACGGCGGGTGTGCGTCTGTCCAGACGATTTCCCCGGTGTCGTAGTCGGCGCACTTGTCGCAGTAGATTTCCCGCGTTTCCTTGCCCTCGCGCACCAGCTTGGAAAGCTGACGGCGTTCTTCTTCCAGCGCGTCAATCTGCTTTTTCTTGGCCTTGTTCTCCTTGTCGCGCTCGTCTTCCAGTGTTTCAATCTGGTCATCCAGGCGGGCCATTTCGTCGGCGTATGCGGCCTTCTCGGCCTGGGTCAGTTCCTGCACGACGGTGATGGTTTCCGATTCCAGAAAGTGCTTGTCCTGCGCCGCTGGTTCGCTGTTGGGCTGCACCAGTTCCAGTTCCAGGGCATAGGCACGGGGCAGGGTCACGCTCTCCCTGCCGTCCTCGTCCGGCTGCCTGCCGACAATGCGGGCACGGTCAATGCGGATGCTGAACGGGGCTTCCTCGCCCGCCGGGGTAAGCTCAAGATGCAGGGTGTTTGTTTCGTCGTCTTCTCCCAGGACGACGCCGCAGAAGGTGCAGGTTTCAGGCGTTTCCTGCGACGCTGCGGGGGCGTCGGCGGTCACGCCCTCGCCGTCGGACAGGCCCTTGTCTTCGGCCAGCCAGTCGGGCAGCGTCACCTTCACCTCCGTATCGTCGCGCTGGCCCTCGTATTCAATCTGGCTCTTGGGCAGCCAGTAGTCTGCGCCGTTGACTTGCAGCAGGATTGCATCTTCCGTTTCCTGCACAATGTCGCCCTGCACAGTCCACATTTCGGGTTCGGGACGGGGAAGGGCCTTGGCCTTTTGTCTGGGCATGGGTGTATTCCTTTGGTTCATGGGTTATTCAAATTCCGGGCATCCGCTGCGGCAGGGCTTGCCCTGGCATTCCAGTTCGTCCACCTGGTTCCCGTTCTTCGGGCAGGTGATGAGGAAGCTCGAACGCTGGGCGGCCGCCTCCGGCTGGGGGGCGGTGGCCGTTTCCCTGGCCGCATGGGCGGGCGTGACTTCCCCCGTTTCGGGGTTCACAACTTCCGCCGGGGCGGGTTCGGCGGCGGGCTGCATGTCGATGGTTTCCCCGGCCTGCGGGGCGGCTTCCAGGGCAGGCGGTTCTTCAACCACGGCGTTTGCCAAGGCGTTGTTGAGTTGTTCAATGTCGCTCTTTTCTTCCTGACCGAAGCTCTCCCCGCGTTCCGTGCGGTCGTCGGTATCCACAGCGAGGGCCAGCATTTCCGTTTGCGGCATCCAGGCGGCAAGCCGCTTGATGGCGGTCTTCATCCACATGGCTTCCGGGGAGGTCTGCCAGGGCGAATAGTCGGCCTTGTTGTACCTCTTGGCTGCGGCCATGCTGGCGCTGGTCTTCTGTGCGCGTTCCACTTCCTTGGCGTCCACCACGCGCAAAAGCGGCTGGCCCCCTGTGAGCGTGCAAGCGGCATAGGCGGCCACAATCCTGCCCTCGCGCAGCTTGGGATTCAGCAGGTCAACGTCATGGCGGATGCTGGGCATGATGCCCTTCTTGTATTCAAACATGCCCGCCTTGATTTCTTCCTCGTACACCACGTCAGCATTGAAGGACTGCACAGCGCCGGAACGGTAGGCCAGTTGCAACAGCCCCTTGTAGCCAATCTGAAACTGGCATTCCGTGATGCCGCGGCGGCGGTTCTCGTAGGGAATGAGGAACGCCAGCCCTTGCGGCGTGTTCGGTTCAAGGTCGAGTTGCGCGCATATCATCATGGCGGCGGCGAAACTTTCCATTGTGCAGTTGGCGAGCTTGGGCGTGTTGCGTACCGCCGTCAGGCAGATGCGGGCGAAGCGTTCCGCCCGGCGCTTGCGTTCATCGGGCGTCTTGCCTCCCACGGCCATAGCGATTGCCGGAATCTGCGCCTTGATAAGCTCGCCAATGGTGTTCGGCTTCTTGGCAGGAACCTGGGTCATGCTGCACTCCTCCTGTAGAACCATGCTGGAAGGTCAACTTCGGTCACAATTTCGTTCGTGTAGCCCGGCCACACGCCGGAGGCGGCGCATTCCTCGTACTTGTCCAATGCGCTGCGGATTTCGTCATAGGCAACGCCAATGGCGCTCTCGGCCACGGTGACGGCGGTAGTCAGGTAGGGCGCGGCCTTCTCCACGAACAGGAAGACGAACTGCCGGGCGTCCATGCCTGCGGCCTTCAGCGCGTGGAGATACCATGCGGCCTGCCTGTGGTAGCCGTAGTCGTAAACGTGCTTTGATATGGCATCCGGGCTGGCGTCGGTCGTACTCTTGAGGTCAATGGCGCACAGGCCGAAACCGGGAAGCGAGGCCAGGGCGTCAATGCGGGCCTTGCACGGGATGCTGCCGCGTTCCTGCCAGTAGACGCTTGTTTCGGCCTGCCAGTCGTCCGCCCCGCGCGCCGCCTTGAACACGGGATGGAGCGAGGCGGCAACGCTCATGGCGTGGCAGGTTTCCCACACATCGGGGGCCACCAGGGCAACGCCCTGCGCTGCGGCCTCTGCGGCTTCTTCCTTCCCGGCCTTGGTGCTGCCGGAGTGCCGGCGCACCCGGTACTGCGCCGCCAGGCTGTCCGGCTCCAAGGTCATGGCGTGGAACACGCTGCCCATGAGCATGGCGGGCGTCTGCCCATGTTCCGTGCCGTCCATTTCGTCCAGGGTTTGCTTGAAGTGCGCCGGGCAGCGCAGCAGGTCGTCCATGCTGGACTTGGAAAGCGCCTTGGTGGCGTGGTAGGCGCGGGCCTCGTCGTGGAGCATCCGGGCATCCATCACTTCACCCCCAGGAGCGCATAGGCCACGGCGTAAACGCTGACGAATAAGGCAGGCAGCGCCATGATGCAGGCCACGATGTTGAAAATTATCTCAAAGCGTTCAGACATAGCGCGCCTCCCTGCGGCGTTCCATCTCTTGTTCATAATACTCGTCCAGCTCCCATTCCCGACGCTCCATGTCGGCCTCGCATCCCTCCGGGTCTTCCATCGGGCAGCGGACGTTCCGCGGCTTGTCGCAATCGCCGTCATGCCGCTCAAAGCGGCACCCCATGCCGTAGCACATTACGCGGCCTCCCTCGTTCTTGATGCCGTTCTCAAAGCCGCCTTGTCGGGCCTCTCGTCGCGCTTGCGGGGCGCTCTCTGAAGGCGTCCACCCGGCTCATGTCCGGGCCTCAATGCCGCCCAGCGGTTGCCGCCAGGTTTTGGCCTTGGCTACTCTGGGCCGTGGCCCGTGTTCGCCGCCTTCCCCCCGTTGGCAAGGACAGTATTATGGATTTCTACATACAATGCAAGAAAAAAATTTGGATTTCCACATAATTTTTGATAAGACTATGGAAACAGCCAAACACGATTTGCTTTCAAACGGGAACGCCGCGCCAGCCGTAGGGCTGCCGGAAATCAGGCAGGGAAATGGGGTTTGCGTTCAAATAAAAAAGCCCCTCGGTGAGGGGCGGGGGATAAGAAAGATCTATGCAATTAATGCTTTGACATAAAAAAACAATATATCGAGACTGTGCATAATTATTAAACTAAATCAGTCAAGAGTGAGCAGTAAGAGCGTATTGCATTGCATCTGTCAATATAAAATTGATGTTATCGTTTGTCACTTTAAAAAACACACGTTGCGTAATATCTTTTCCTATATAATTATAAATCTTTGAAATAATAGCGTTTGCACATTGGCTTGTTATTGAAATTAATCCATCAAAATTGATTGTAATAGAATCATTGTTTGAGAGACAGTTAATACATTCTTGAGCAATTTTATCTGCGGTTGATATTGAAACAATAACTGTGCCGTAATCAGAAATATCTATAGTGTTTTTCATTGTTAGTTATCTCCTTTTTTATATTTTAACAGATTTAAAGTTCAAATGCAATCTGATAATTTTTTAGCATTTTTTACACTAAGTTTCAATTCAAGAATACACCCCCTCCAATAGCCACACTCATTTACACTTTTAGAGGAGTTTTTTAGTGTAAGATGGAATCCTTCTGACCAAATATTTAATTCACCATTGTTGTTTTCGACTATCTTTCTTATATAATATAGTCCCCTTCCCATATGATAAGAATTTTTATCTGGCAATTTTGATGATATTCCTCTGTTAATACATTGTAGCAAGCAAGATTTTTCGTTTGTATTTAATATAGGCAAAAGATTTGATATGACACCAACGCCGATATCTAGTATGCATAAATAAAATATTTTATTGTTACCTCTTGCAAAAATAATTGTATCATCTGGACAGTTTGCATGTGCCCAAAAATTAGATACAATTTCTGTAATTGATGTAGATATAATATCTAATGCATTGCTATTGTTGTTGTCAATATAAAATTTTCTAATTTTTGATAAAAATTTTTCTAATACCTTTTCTTCGTTGACGTCCAATGCATTCCCTAATGGTTGCGGCAAAATAAACACTTCATTATTTGCTGTCTGCTTTTCCTCTAGCTTTTCTAATGCGCTATCTATGCTATCTTTTTTGTACCGTAAATAGGCATCATATAATCCTAAAAAACCATTCTTGATTAAGTCTGCTTTTATTTTTTCAGAACAATGAAATATATATAATGGCGCTAATTGATTTTCAGTTGTTATTTTTAAAATCATATAAATAACAAGAAGAGCAAGATATGATGAATAGAAATTGCGTTGGAATTCTATGATAAGTGGTTGATCTAATTTCTCTCCAAATATAAATTCCACTGAATATAAAAAATTAGAAAAATCTGAAGATGTAATCCTTTTTGGGATTATAATTGGATAACAAGGTTTATTTGTTTCTCTACCTTCTTTATTTTTCATCCGCATTATGAATAAGTTTGCTTTTCTTAATTTACGCCTAAGCATTTTTTATACTCTTCCATTACGACTCTAAATTGTCCCCAGTTCTTGTATCCTTTTTGAGAGGATAGTTTGATTTCATCAATAACTCTATTCAGTTTCATATTCTCTTCTTCACTAAAATATAATCCCAAGGGAATAGAGTTTTTTGATATTTCTAATAATAATTTTTCTACAGAATTAATATCTTTATTTATTATAGCATTGGAAAATGATTTTTCAAGTACAATAAAAATTTTATCTAATATAGCCATTCTATTTTCCAATAATATTTCTCCTTTTCTTTTTTTTAAACTATTTCCAATTGATAATCGCGCTAAAAAAAAATCAAAAATAAATTTTGAAAAGGCTGCTACTAAGCCACCAAATGTAGCTATTAGAAATGTGCTGTTCATTTGTAATTTCAAATAGTAAAAAATTTGGTGTTACTTGTTCCTCACATCGCTCCACGCCCAAATGACGCGGCCCACGATGGCGTTGTTCAAGTCGCCGTCGTATTCATCCCGAAGGCTGTAGACCATGGGCCGAAACCGTGCCGCATTGTCGCTGTAGAACGTAATGAGGGTGTCATCTTTTGTCGGGGTAAGCTCGATGCGCTTTATCATGCCGCTTTCCTTGTCCGGCTCCTTCACCAGCATCATGCGGCCAAGGAACGCCTCGACGTGCTGCACCTCTTTGTCCACCAGCACAATGTCGCCCGGGTTCAGCGTGGGCTGCATGGAAACGGATTGCGGGCCGATTTGTACGGCGAAAAGGTCTTTGCTGTGCGCTGCGGGCAAGGCATGCTTGTAGACCAGGAACCAGCTTTCCACGTCTTCCTGCGCTATATAGCCGCGGCCTGCGCCGACTTCGCCGACCATCGGCGCGGCGATGTAGTCCTCTGCCTGCGGCGGGGCGATGTGTTCTCCCGCCGGGACGACCTTGGCGTCCACGAAGCACACGTCCTTTGTGGTGGCGATTGCTTTTGCCTCGGACGGGGCCTGAATCTTCATGCCCAGAAAATCCAAGATTTTTGCAACCGTATTCAGGTTCAACGATTTTTGTTGCCCACGCAGCCACTTGTAGATGCTGGCATAATCCACACCGGCCTCAAGGCACAGTTTGTTGAGGCTTGAATGAGTTTTCTCGGCATCTTCCAAAATTTTTCTAAAATCGTCTGAAGCTCCCATATTTCCTACCTACCGATTTTCTTTGGGAATACCCATAGAAAAAATCCATAATTCTTGCTTTGACATTTATGGATAAATCCATAAAATTAAGCCATGGACATCGAAACATTCCGCACAGACCTACGGGACTTTATGGCGGCCACGGGCACGAACACGCACAGATTGAGCCTCATGGCCAAGGTGGATTTTGGCAGCCTCTACCGCTTCCTGAAGGGCGAAGCCTCCTTAAGCGGGGCAAACATCCTGAAGCTGCACGCTTTCATCTACAAAGCACCGGAAAAAGCTTTTTCCTCCCCGAAGGAGGATGCCCATGGCTGATGCCCCTGAAAGCATGACCTGCAACCAGAATTTCAAAGTTTCCGCGCTGGTTGCCCGTGCCATCCGTGACGACGCCGCAGAGGCCGGGCAATCCACAAGCGAGTTCCTGCGCGGGGCGGCCTTTTTCTGGGGGCGGCTCGTCCGGGAATGCCCTGCCGTCACTGATTTGAATCGGACAGAACTGGCTGCGCTTGCGGCAAACGTCGGTAAAAGGCTGGTAATACGTCCCGCCACGGTCAGCTTCGGGGAGGACGAGTAATGGACGAGCGCACGAAGGAAAGGCTGCTGCGCGCGGCGCGCATTCGTATGCACCTGCTGGAAGGGCGCGACGGACGGCTGCCGGATGGAATGGACGTGCTCACGGCGCTGGAAGAAGGCCGGGCCGCGGCTGACCGCCTCGACGCGGAACTGGTGCGGCGGGAATTGCAGCGGGGGGCTGTGCTTGCGGAATCCCTACGCATGGACAGGGACGCGGCACGGGCGGAACTGGAACGGCTGAAGGCGCAGGCCACGGCAGCCCCGGCGATAAAGAAAACGTCCTCGTCGCACCGCTACCCGGAACGCAAGTGCTGCCATTGCGGCAAGCCGTTTTTCCCCGATTATTTCAACTCCGCCTACTGCTCGGATATTTGCCGTCGCGCGGCGGAACGGGCACGGAGAGAAGCAAAGGCCCAGGTTGACGCCATGCACTACTGCGAGCGGATGAGCCTGCGGACGCTTTCGCCGCTGCCGTGCGGCAAGCGTGTTGAGTGCTTCGGGGAACCGCGTTGCGAGCGTTGCCCGGAGGACGCCCGTGCCGTCCTGCCGCCTGTTGTGTCTGATTCATGGGGCATCGGGTGCGGCCTGCCCGCAGGAGATATGTGATGCAAATGCCGAAAGCCGGAAATGAAACGGCCCGCCGAAGCGGGCCGATGGGCGGGGCCGAAATTATGCCCGAAAACTACAGGTCTTCCGGCGTCAGGCCGGTATGCCCCGCAATGCGGGCCAGCATGCGCGGCCCCATCTCTTCCTGGTCGTGGAAGGCAAAGACGAAATCCGGCCAGCCTGGCCGGGACAAGGTGCGGTGCGAACCTGCGCGACGCTTCTCCGTCCAGCCGATGGCCAGCAAGGCCGCAAGCAACCGGCGCGCCTTAACGGACGGCCACCGGCTCATGGCGCGAAACGCTGATGCTGTGCATGGGGTGAGGATATTCCCCGTTTTCCAGCTTGTCGGCCACCACGCGCAAGGCGAGGGCAAGGGCGCGGTTCCCGGCATCGTCACGCGTGGCCCCGTAGGCCATGACGCCCGGCAGGCTGGGCACTTCGGCAATCCAGCGCCCGTCTTCTTCCCGGTCAAATTCCATGGCTATGTCCATAGTCGGTCTCCAATGGCCTCACCCTACCAGCAAGCGGCAACGACGACAAGGGAGGCGGCATAGCATGAACTGGCTCCGATGGTACACAGGCTCCGCCACTGACCCCAAATTCGCCGCCGTCGCCCGGCGCGCAGGCCAGAACGTGGCCGCCGTGCTGGCCGTATGGGCCATGCTCCTTGAACGGGCCTGCGAAGCGGACACCCGCGGCGACGTGGACGGTTTTGACTGCGAGGGCGCGGACGTGGTGCTGGGCCTTGATGACGGCGCAGCCTGCGCCATTGTCGAGGCTATGAAGGGCAAGGGCCTTATTGAGCAGGGGCGGCTTGCAAACTGGGACAAGCGCCAGCCCAAGCGCGAGGACGACAGCGCGGAACGGACGCGGGAATACCGCGCCAGGAAGCGCGCCGCAGAGGCTGAAGCGCAACGCACTGTGACGCAGTGTGACGCACCTGTGACGCAGTGTGACGCAGCGCAACGCACTGTGACGCACGGTAACGCTAGAGGAGATAAGAGGAGAGAAGATAAGAATATAAATACATATACCCCCCCTGTAGATAATCCTGTGAACGAAGATCCCGCGCGTTCCCTAGAGCGCCCCACGGGAGGGGATGGAGAAAAGCCGTCACGTCCTGACGGGGAAAGTTCGGGCATAGACCCTGCCGTTGACCTGGACGGGCCGGGCATTGAGTTCATGGAACTGCGCGACGCCTACAATGCCGTGCGTCCTGAAGGCCCGCTGGCCGGATTCCCGGAATACAAGCAACTCAAGGCCAGCCGTGACCGCACAGGGCGCAGCCGATACCCCGGCAATGCCAGGCTCATTGACGACTTCACCCGCCGCATGGAAGCGGGCTTCTGGAATCCCGGTTACGCGCTGGGCCTGGCGCAATATCTCAAAACACGACTGTGGGAACAGCCCGTCAAAGCCCGCGCCGCTCCGGCCCGGCCGCCGGGCGGCAATGACGGAGGCAGGCCCACGCGCACACACAAGGAGCGCATGGCGATTTTACAGGCAGCGGCGGAGGGGAAGTTATGAAGCGCGAAGTGTTCGACACAGCCCTTGAAGAAATCTGGGCCGTCTTCGGCTACGCAAAGAAAAACGACGATATGCGGGACGTGTGGTTTGAGCGCGTCAAGCATATCCCCGACGAGGCCGTGAAGTTCATCACGGACAAGCTGTGCGACCTGGAAAGCCTGCCCCGAAACCTGCCGCGCGCCTGGCAAAACCTCTGGAGCGATTGGAAGGCCGCGAACCCAAAGCGCATAGTGCCGGACGCGGATTGCCCTGCCTGCGGCAATTATGCCGTGCGCTGGGGCTGGGCGCGCACGGAGGCCGGGAAGTGGATGCAGTTTGCCATTCCCTGCCCTTCCTGCCAGCCCGTCCGGCATTCCGGCCCCACAGTGGACGAGCTGGAACGCCGCGACGCCGTGTTCATGCCGCCGAACTATCCGGGCGGGCCATTGGCCTTTGACCGGGAAAAGGGCTTCGGCGTCCTCTGGCCGCTGGACACGCATTCCGACGCGCCCCGGCGGACAATGCACATAGGCAGGCTGCCGGACGCCCGCGCCGAACAGCGCACCCGCAACCTGACGGATGCCGAGCGTGACGACTACGCCGCAGCGAACTGGTAGGAGAATCAGCCATGAAAAATCACGTCTGCCCATATTGCGGCACGTCATACCGCCATGCGTCTATGGCGGCGCGCTGCCTCAAGACGCGGGCTTGCCGGGTATTCAATGCGCCCGGCAGCACTCGGCGCTTTGAATGGGAAATCCAGGCCGGAACGGTGACGATGTGCCTGTTCCTGGCCCGTCCGCTGGAAGACCATGAAACCGGGCGGCTGCATGACCTTGCCGTTGAAATCATCCATGCCTCCGGCCTGATATGTGACCACCTGCGGCACACCCTGCCCGTGGGGGAAATCATTGCCCAGATTCAGGGCAAGAAGATTCTGGACGCCTGTGAACACTCGTGGCGGTGGAATCAGGCCGCAATGATAGTCCATCTCCTCGAAGTCATATCCAACCTTGTGGGCGACGTGCTTTCCTACCTGCGCCCCCGTTGGGAGGCCGGACAGGATGATGAAGGCCGCCGCCTGTGGTCGCTTTTGGATGACAAGCTGACCGCCCTTTACGACGAGTGCAACCCGGAAGGCGACGAGTGCGAAGAATCATGGAAGACGCCGGAGGTGTACGAACGCCTCCGGCTGGCAATCTGGGGGCCAGAGAAGCAGGCGCGCACCCCGTCCCTGTATCTCGCCAATGAAAAAATCTGGCTTGTTGCCCACGGTCGCCCGGAGGCCCGGCGCTGTCTGCTGCGTGAACTTGGCCTTTCCCGCCCCACATTGCAGGGCATCGCCCCCGGCGAAGTCATGGAAGACGGCAGCACAGCGGCGGACATGATTGCTCTGGCAGGAAAGAACGTGCCCGCAATCGTGGGCACAGTGCCCGCATAGGCCGGAAGGGGGAGGAGCATGACGCAATCCGTGAACGCGCGCGACATACAGGCCGCAGGCGGGCTTGAGAAGTGGATGCACAAGGCCGTGGCGCAGGGGCCGCAGGCGACCGAACGGCCATTGCGGGACATTGCCCGCGAATGTCTTGACCGCAACAAGCCGCGGCCCGCGGCAAAGGGCCGCAAACCTGCTGACCCGACGCTGGGCTATGTGGCCGAACGCATGAACAAGCTGGAATCCAGGTACGCCGGACGGCTGGAAGCCCTGCGGCGCGCCGGGAAAATCGTGTTCTGGAAGTTCGAGGCCGTGGCCCTGCGCCTGGCGGACAGGACAACCTACAACCCCGATTTTTACCTGATGCTTCCCGACGGCAGCGTGGGCTTTCACGAAACCAAGGGCTTTTGGCGGGACGACGCCCGCGCAAAAATCAAGGTGGCCGCCGAACAGTTCCCCGAATTGTTCTTCGTGGCCGTCCAGTGGGACAGCAAGGCGAAGGCGTGGAAGTTTGAACGCTTCGGGCGCGGAGGAAAGTGATGGAAGGCAAAGACTGCGCCGCGCCTGAATCTCAACCCATTTTCGCGCCCGTCCATATGTGCGGCGCGGAGGAAATAGCCGCCGTCTTCGGTGTGCATGTCAAAACAGTGCGCGAATGGAAGGCGGACGGCGCGCCTATCCTGATGCTGGGCAAGAAGTACCAGGCCAATTATTACGACCTGTGGGAATGGCTGAAACGCAAGACCGTTGAAGGCCAGGGGGAAAGCATGTAGTGTTTGGCCGGGGTGTCACTCCGAAAGGAGGTGATGCCTATGGCGCAGTTCCTGCGGGACGTGCTGGCCGCATTGCTGGCCGCCGTCCTTGCGGCTCTCGTTTTGAAGCTCTTGGGCTGAAAAAATGAGTTGCCCCGGAGGAACGGCCATTCCTCCGGGGCGTAAGCTGATGTAGAGAAAATCTACGGAGGTGATGCCCCTCGGGCGGCGGGCTGCAACCTGCCGCCCTTTCGTTTTTGATAGGGCTTCGGGCAGAAATTGTCAATTCCCCGAAAACCTGTCAACTGTACCTAGCCTGTATCTAGCCTGTATCTAGCCTGTATTATAGCCGCAGTCCACAAAAATGCCGTGGTACGCTTCCCCGCAAAAGGGAGCGTTCCTCATGCCGGACAATTTTGAAATCGCCAACAAGTTCACCAAGGCCGCAGAAGGCGGGCTGACCGATGACCCGGACGACCGGGGCGGCATCACCAATCACGGCGTTTCCCTCGCGTTCCTGCGCGGCCTGGCCGAAGAATCGCAGGCCAACCGGGAAACGCTGCACAGGATGCAGATACGCCTGCCCATTACCCGCGACGTCATCAAGACCCTGACGCCTGACCAGGCCACAAGCCTTTTCCGCTGGCAGTTCTGGAACCGCCTGCACCTGGACGACGGGATGCCCCTGCGCATGGCCTGCCTCATCTACGACGCCGCCGTGAATCATGGCCGCGCCTGGGGCGTGAGGCTGGCACAGCGCGGCTACAACGCCGCCGGGCAAGGCGCGCGTCTTGATGAAGACGGCGTTCTCGGCCCGCTGACCCGCGCGGCCCTGACCCATGCCGACACGCCCGCCGTGCATGACGCCATCCTGAAGGCGCGCCGTGCATACTATGAGGCCATCATCGCCAGCAAGCCCAAGCAAAAGAAGTTCTATCACGGCTGGATGAACCGTGTCGCCAACCTCCGCGAATATGTGAGGGGGCTGTGATGCTGCGCATCGTGTTTGCGGGCGCGCTGCTCGGCAGCCTCGTCCTTAATGCGGCGCTGTTCATGCATTCCTCTGCCTTGCGCGGCGAAGTGGCGCGGCTTCAGGAGCAGACCAGCCTTGCGGATACGACGCGCACGGCCGACGCGGACGCCATAGCCGCCAGCAACAGGGAGCGGCGGGAAGCCGCACAAACCGCACAGGAGCACCGGGATGCCCTGCATGAAGTTGAAAAAAACGCTGCTGACCTGTCTGACAGTGACTTTCTGTGCCGTCTTCGCAGGGTGTGCCTGCCGAACGGAAATCAAGGTGCTGACGCCGCCGGAAAGCCTGCTGGCGGAATGCCCGGAACCGACGCCGCCCAGCGGCATGACGGAGGGAAGTGATGTACGGGCCTATGCCATTGCCGTCACTCGCTACAACATCGACCTCCGGCAACGCCTCTCCGAATGCAACGCCGACAAACGGGCCGCGCGGCAGTGGGCCGCGCGAACGCGGGAACCCCGTAATGACTGAACATCTCGCTGACTGGACATACTACACGCAAGCCCTCGCCGTGTCCTGGCACGTCAAGACAGCCATTGCCGCCGTGGCCGCGTGGTTTTCCACGGAACCCGCATTGATTTACTGGCTTGTGTCCATGTGGTGCGCTGACCTGCTTTTCGGGCTGTGGGAGGCATTGAGGCGCGGCAAGTTCTCCTGTCGTGTCCTCAAACGCGGCGCGCTGAAAATCCCCGCCTACTGCCTGTACGTCGTGCTGGTGGCCGCCGTGGATGCCTGCATGGAACTGGCCATCCACATGTCCCTGCCTGTGCTGGAAGCCTTCATTGCCTATCTGGTGGCGCAGGAATCGGTCAGCGTCATGGGCCATGCCATGCGCCTTGGCTTTCCCGTGCCCCGGATGGTGCGGCGGATACTGCTGCACGGCAAGGCCAGGATGGAACGGCAGATAGACGAAATGCTGGACAAGTAGGGCTGGAAACATGGCGAAGCAGGCAAACAGCAAGGCCAGGGCCACGCGCAAGAAGAAGCTGCGCCTTGTGCCCCTTTCCCGCCCGGTGACGCCGGATGAAATCATAGACCGCGCCCGCCAGTACGGCCCGGCATGTGTGGATACCCTGGCGGACGTTGCCGCCAACGGCTCGGACAGCGCCCGCGTGACCGCGGCATCCACGCTGCTGGAACGCGGCTTCGGCAAAGTGGGCCAGCACGTCGAGCTTTCCGGCGCTGTCGGCTCCAATGTGGACATGAGCCTTTCCATTTCGCCCGCCGTGGCTGAAGCCCTGAAGTCCATAGCGGGGATGAAGGAATAATCCCATGACGCTGAAGGAAGCTCTTGCCCTTTATCATTCCCTGAAGACGGACGCGGACGTGCGCGCCATGTTGCAGGGGGACTTGTTCTTTCTGCTTGTCGTGGGGCTGGGCCGGACTGATGCCGTCAATGAATTTCTGTATGCCCGCTGCCGCGAGGTGCAGCAGGAGCCGGACGGGCGTTTAGACCTGTGGGCGCGTGAGCATTACAAAAGCACAATCATCACCGTTGCGCTGACCATACAGGAAATTTTGCGCAATCCTGAAATCACCGTGGGCATTTTCTCCCATTCCCGCCCTGTCGCAAAGTCGTTCCTGCGGCAGATTAAGCGCGAGTTTGAGGGAAACAGACTGCTGCAAACCCTGTTCCCCCACATCATGCCTCCGGCCAAGGGGGAGCGCCGCACCTGGTCGGAAGACGACGGCCTGATTGTCCGCCGCAGCACGAACCCCAAGGAAGCCACGGTGGAGGCGTGGGGGCTGGTGGACGGTCAGCCTATCGGGCGGCATTTCGGCCTGCTCATCTATGACGACGTGGTGACGCCGGAGAGCGTGACCACGCCGGAGATGATTAAGAAGACGACCGACGCCTGGCGCGTCAGCCTGAACCTGGGCGCGCGCGGCGGGCATATCCGCATGATTGGGACGCGCTACCACGCTGCGGATACCTATGCCGCCATTCTTGAGCAGAAAAGCGTCGTTCCCCGCATTTATCCGGCAACCGTGGACGGGACGCCGGAAGGGGAACCCGTGTTCCTCACAAGGGAAGCACTGGCCGAAAAGCGCCGGGACATGGGGCCGTACATCTTCGCCTGCCAGATGCTCCAAAACCCCCTTGCCGACAAGGCCCAGGGCTTCAATGCCGACTGGTGGAAACGCCTGCCCGGCGACGCCCCGGACGCCAGGGGCATGAACCGCTACATCGTCGTTGACCCTGCCAGCGAAAAGAAAAAGGGCAGCGATTACACGTCCATGTGGGTCGTGGGCCTCAACGCTGACCGCAATTACTACGTCCTCGACGGCATCCATGACCGCCTGAATCTGGCCGAACGCACCCGCCTGCTGTTTGAACTGCACCGCAAATGGAATCCGGCCATGACCGGCTATGAACGCTACGGGATGCAGGCGGACATCGAACATATCCGCATGGAAATGGAGCGGGAGAATTACCGTTTTCCCATTGTGGAGCTGGGCGGAAACTTGCCCAAGACGGACAGGATACGCCGTCTTGTGCCCGTGTTCGAGCAGGGCCGCATGTATTTCCCGAACAGGATATTGAAAATGTCCATGGAACAGACGGCCTATGACCTGACGGACGACTTTTACAGGCAGGAATATCTGACCTTCCCCGTATCGTCCCATGACGACATGATTGATTGCCTGTCCAGAATCGTTGACCCCGCATTGTGCGCGGTTTTCCCCATGCAGCCCGGCTTCATGCTGCACAATTCCAGCCTGCCGCGTCGGGCCGTGCAGGCGTCAAACCTCTACGCATAGGAGGCAAGGTATGTGCGGAGGCGGAGGAGGCGGCGGAAGCACGCCGAAAGTGACCCCGGCCCCGGTGGCCCCGCCCATTGTTGCGCCCATTGAGGCGGAAACCAATTCACAGGGCGCGGCAGACGCGGAACGCAAACGGCGTCAGGCCGCTTCCGGGCGTTCCGACACCATCCTGACCCGCGGCATGGGTGTGCAGGATGCCGCCCAGACGGGCGGAAAGAAACTGCTGGGAGAATGAACATGGACGCGACATTGACGCGGGAGGAAATCAACCACTACGTCCGCAGGCTGAAGAAGCTGGAAGACGAGAGGAAGCGGGGCTGGGAAGCGCACTGGCGCGACCTTGCCCGGCACTTCCTCCCGCGTCGTGCGCGTTTTCTGGACGCCGGGGATGAAACGAACAACGGCGAAAGCAGAAACTTTCTGGAAGACGGCATGGGCATCCGCGCCCTGCGCATCCTCGCCAACGGCATGCAGTCCGGCCTTACCTCTCCCGCCCGGCCCTGGTTCTCCCTCACGCTCCAGGACAAGGAGCTTGCGGAAAGCGCCGCGGCCAAAACGTGGCTTCAGGACACATACAACAAAATGGTGGCCGTGTTCGCGCAGTCGAATTTTTACGACCAGATTCATGTCCAGTACACGGAACTGGCCTGTTTCGGCACGGGCTGCGTGGTCATTGAGGAAGACCCCAAGAATATCATGCGCTGCCGCACGTTGACCGTGGGGGAATACGCCCTTGATGCAGGGGAAGACGGGCGTGTGGACACCTTGTACCGCCGCATCCGCATGACGCCCCGGCAGGTCGTGCAAGCATGGCCGGAAACGTGCCCCGACAACATCCGGCATATGGCTGAACAGGATGCCCGGCAATGGCTGACTATCCTGCATGCCGTGGAACCGAACGGGGACACCCGGCGCGGCAGCCTGAAAGGCAATGAGCGCCCCTGGCGCAGCGTCTATCTTGTGCTTGAGGGCGGCAACCGGGACGTACTGGAAGACAGCGGCTACTACGAGTTCCCGGCCCTCTGCCCCCGCTGGGTGGTCACAGGCAGCGACATTTACGGGGCCAGCCCGGCAATGGACGCGCTGGGGGACTGCCGCCAACTGCAAAAGCTGACCGAAGACGGGCGGCTTTCCCTTGAGCTTGAGGTCGCGCCGCCCATGCTCGTGCAGCAAAGCGGCGTCACCGGGGCGCTCGACATCTCTCCCCGCGCCGTGAATTACACGAACGCCCTTGCCCAGGGGCAGGAAGTTGTGCGGCCCCTGGTGCAGACGCGGGCCAACCTGCAAGCCCTCGCTGCGGAAAAAGAAGGGCTGAAGCAGCAGATTCAGCAGCACTTCCACAATGACCTGTTCCTGATGATTTCGGAGGCCAACAAGAACATGACGGCCACGGAAGTGGCGGAACGGAACGGGGAAAAGCTGCTGATGCTCGGCCCCGTTCTGGACAGGCTGCGGTCAGAACTGTTCCAGCCTTTGATTGAGCGCGTGTACGGCATCATGGACAGGGCCGGGCTTGTGGCCTTCCCCCCGCCGGAACTGGCTGGCCAGCCTATCAAGGTGGAGTTCATCAGCATACTGGCCCAGGCCCAGAAGCAGGCCGGGCTTGCCGCAGTTGACAAGCTTGTGACCCGCACGGGCCAGCTTGCCAAAATGGCAGGCAACCCCGCGCCGCTCGATAAGCTGAATCTCGACGCGCTGGTGGATACCTACGCCGACCTGCTGGGTACGCCTCCGAACCTCATTCTTTCCGACGACGAACTGGAAGCCAAGCGTGACCAGCGGATGCAGCAGCAGGCGCAAATGCAAATGCTGGCGGCCGCCCAGCAGGGCGCGGACGCGGCACAGAAGGGCACGGCGGCCATGAAGAACATTATGCCGCAGGACGCGGAACAGGCCGAAGTCATGCAGGCTTTGCAGGAGAGGGGGGCAATGCAATGAGCCAGACGCAGGGACAGGGCATCTTTTTCTTTTTCGTTCGCCCGGATGCCGAACAGGAAGAAAGCGATTTCAAAGCGGCGCTGGGCAACGAAAACGCGCGGCGCATATTCCGGCTCATCTTGAGCGTTTCAAGGGCTATGGGGCCGTCCTACGCGCGGGGAGGCCGCAGCACGGAGTACAATGAGGGATTGCGCGCCGTGGGCCTCTGGCTCGCGGCAAAGATTGAAAAAGCCGCGCCGGGGCAAGTCGCCGCCCTGCTGCGTGAGAGCGGCGAGGACTTTGCCGCGTACATGGCGGCGCGAAAGGAGAAACAGCAATGAGCATGACAACGGAAGGCCAAAACCCCGGCGGCGCGCCTGCGTCCACCACGGACAACCAGCCTGCGGGCCAGCCGCAGGGCAACCAGTCCGCCGGGAACAGCGGCGGCAATCTTTCCGGCGACGTGCAGAACGGCAGCCTCATGTCCCGCGATGCCACAGAGGGACAGCAGGCGGCAGGCCGGAACGCCGGGCAGCAGGGGCAGGACGCCAACAAGCAGGGCAATCAGGGGAAGCCGGACGACCCCGCAGCCAAAGTGCCGGACAAGCCTGAAGGCTATGACCTGAAATTCGCGGCGGAAACCCAGGTGGACAATGACCTGCTGGGGGACTTCCGCAAGACGGCCAAGGAAATCGGGCTGACACAGGGGCAGGCCCAAAAGCTGGGCAGCATGTACGAGGCCCGCATGGCTGAAGCGGGCAAGCGCATGGTGGAAGCCCAGACGCAGGCCATGCTTGAAGCCCGCAAGGGATGGGAGGCGGAAATAACGAAGCGCCCCGCCTTTGAGGCGGAACGCGGCCACATTCAGGCCGCCATGCGCCAGTTTGGCGACAAGGAATTGTTTGACCTGCTCGACCAGACAAATTTGGGCAGCCACCCGAAGATGTGGGACTTCATGGCGAAGGTGGGCAAGGCCCTGGCCGAACCCGGTTTCCGCGGTGAGAACACAGGGCAGGCCAAGAGCGCCGCCGAAGTCCTGTATCCCAACATGAACCACTAACCCCGGCGCGTAGCCGGAAGGAGAAAGCACATGGCAGTTCTCGGAACCACGGTTGCGACGCTGGGTGACGTTGCCAAGCGCCTCGACAAAGACGGCAAGATTGACAAGATTGTGGAACTCCTGTCCGAAACGAACGAAGTTCTGGACGACATGCTGTTCCAGGAAGGCAACCTGCCCACGGGGCATAGAACCACCATCCGCACGGGCCTCCCTGAAGTCGCCTGGCGTCTGCTCAACTACGGCGTCCCGCAGTCCAAGAGCCAGACGCAGCAGATTACGGACACCTGCGGCATGTTGGAAGCCTACGCCGAAGTGGACAAGGCGCTGGCCGACCTGAACAACAACACCGCCGCGTTCCGCCTGTCCGAAGACCAGGCGTTCTTGCAGGCCATGAACAAGGCGCAGGCGTCCACCCTGTTCTATGGGGACACCGCCAAGCATCCCGAACGCTTCCTCGGCCTGGCCCCGCGCTTCGCCACCCTGGACAAGACCAAGGCCGCGACGGCTGAAAACGTCATCGACGCGGGCGGCACGGGCGCTGACCTGACTTCCATCTGGCTTGTGGCCTGGGGCGCGAATACCGTTTTCGGCATCTACCCCAAGGGCAGCAAGGCCGGATTCCAGCACACCGACCTGGGCGAAGTGACCCTGCAAATGACCCTGCCTAACGGGCAGGTCGGCCAGTATCAGGGCTACCGCACGCATTACAAGTGGGACATCGGCCTGGTCGTGCGTGACTGGCGTTACATCGTGCGCATCGCCAACATCAAGCTGTCCAGCATCACCGACGACAACCTCATCAAGTTCATGATTCAGGCCAGCGAATTGCTGCCCGACGAAAAGCTGGGCCGCCCCGTCTGGTACATGAACCGTTCCGCCAGGACGCGCCTGCGCCTCGCCAAGACCAACAAGAGCAATGTCCAGCTCACGCCGGAAACCGTCGAGGGGAAGAAGGTTCTGACCTTCGACGGCATCCCCGTGAAACGCTGCGACGGCATTGTGAACACGGAAAGCGCCATTTCCTAACCAGCACCAACGGGCCGGGCGCACGGCCCGGCCCATGCCAAGGAGCGAACCATGATTCTTGACGCGGAAAACACTTTTTCCAAAGAGCAGGCAGTCACCGCCACGGCGGCTTCCACCAACATCCTTGACCTTGGCCCCGGCGACCACGGGCCTTCCGAACGCATTTCCCTGGTCGTGCAGGCCGACGGTTTCACCGCCGGGGCCTTGAGCGTTGAGCTGAAGACCTCCGACGCGCTCTCTTCCGGCGCGCTTTCCTCGCCCGTGACCGTCGCCACCTTCCCGATTACGGCGGCGCAGCTTGCCGCAGGCGGGCTGGTCGTGGCCGCGCGCCTTCCCCATGCCCTCAAGCGGTATGTGTGCCTCAACTACAATGTAAGCACCACCTGCGCGGGCGGCACGTTCACCGCCGGGCTGGCCCTGGACGTGCAGCAGGCGGAGACCATCATCAAGCCCTAGTCCATGACCGCAAAGGGGCGGGCGGCTGCGGCTGGCCGCCCCACAACAGGGGGACGCATGAAATCCACAGTGCAGCTTTTCAACACCGCATTGGCCCGGCTGGGCGGCGAACAACTGGACGAGCGCATATCGCCGCAGGAAACGGACACGCTGGGCGCGTTGTGCTCCACCCTGTTTGAGCACGTCCTTGATATGGCTCTTGCCGCGCACACATGGACGTTCGCGCTGCGCCGCGTGGCCCTGGCCGTGCTGGCTGACGCGCCGGAAAATGCCGAATACCCCCTTGCCTACGCCCTTCCCTCTGATTGCGTCCGGCCTGTCCGTCTGGACGGCTGCGGCGGCATCAATCGTTCCCCGGCCTATGCGGTGGAAGGGGACGCCCTGCGGACGCGGGAGGAGGCGGCAAGCCTGCTCTATGTGCAGCGCGTTACTGACCCCCTGCGCTGGCCGCCCTCATTCGCTGACGCCCTGGCGTGGGCGCTGGCCGCTGAACTGGCGACGGCCAAGAACAACGACATGCGCAAGCAGCAGTTTTGCGCCCAGAATTACGAAATTTCCCTGTCCACGGCCATAGCGCGGGATTGCGCGGGGCAGAACCCGCACTCATGCGTTTCGCCGTGGAAGGCCGCGCGTTTCGGGCTGCAACTGCCTACATCGGAGAGGAGGTAGCCGATGCCCGGTTCCGTCCTGCAAGGTGACTTCACCGCCGGGGAACTGGCCCCCAGCCTGGCCGCGCGCGTTGACCTCGCCAAGTACACCAAGGGATGCCGCACCCTCACGAATTTTCTTGTGCAGGCCCACGGCGGCGCGGTGAAGCGGCCCGGCTTTGTGCTGCTGGATGCCCTGCCGGGCGACGCCGCGCTTGTGCCGTTCGTCTTCAGCCAGGAACAGGCATATTGCCTGGTGTTCGGTGAGAAGTGGCTGCGGGTCGCCACGCCGGACGGTTTTATTCTCAACGGGGATGGCGAGATTTACCAGATTCCCAGCCCCTACACCCTGGCGCAGGCGAAGCAGCTTTCCTATGTGCAGAGCGCGGACGTGCTGTTTCTTGCCGTGCATGGCGTTGTCCCGACGAAGCTGAAGCGGCTGGGCCATGCCTCCTGGCAGTTTGAAGCAATGGTTTTCACGTCCCCCCTGCCTTCTCCGGCGCGCCAGGCGGCCAGCCGCAGCGGCGGGGATGCCGTGACGCCCTACACCTACTATGTGACGGCGGTAAACGCGGACGGCAAGGAAAGCGGCCTGCCTGCCGGGGTGAACGTGGACGGCCCGGCCTCGAACAACTGGGTGGCTACGGCCAGCATAACGGTGACGTGGGCTGCCGTGCAGGGCGCGGTGGAGTACCGCATTTACAAGGCATCCTACGGCGGCAGGCCGGGATATGTGGCCGAAACGTCAAATCTGTCATGGACTGACCGCAACGTGTCCCCGTCCACCACAGAGGGCGCGCCTGTCTATGATGACCCGTTCCCCAACGGCGACTATCCGGGGGCCGTCTGCCTGTATGAGCAGCGGCTTGTCTTCGCGTCCAGTCCCAACCGCCCGCAAACAATCTGGATGAGCAAGAGCGGGGACTATGGAAACTTCGCCACCTACAAGCCCGCTGCGGCGGATACGCCCATTGAACTGACCATCGCCAGCCAGGAAGTTTCCCCCGTCAACTGGCTCATGCCCCTGCGTTCCCTGATTCTCGGCATGGGCGGTATGGAATGGGAAATCGGCCCGCGGGGTGATTCCGCGTTCTCGGCATCCAACGCCAAGGCCACGCCGCAATCGTATTGGGGAAGCTCCCTGCGGCGGGCAATCATCATCGGCAATGTCATCCTGCACGTCAGCGCCAGCGGGCGGCAGGTGCGCAGCCTGCAATACGAATTTGCCGCCGATTCCTACAACGGCAGCGACCTTTCCATCATGGCCGCGCATCTGCTGGAAGCGGGCCGCATTGTGGACTGGACGTATGCCAAGGCCCCGGATTCCATTGTGTGGGCCGTTCGGGAAGACGGCGTTCTTCTGGGTCTCACCTTCCAGGCGGAACACCAGATTGCCGCATGGCACAAACACACGACCCAGGGGCGCTTCAAGGCCGTCTGCGCCATACCCAACGGCTTTGAAGACGCCCTGTTTGCCGTGGTGGAGCGGAACGGCGCGCTCTATCTGGAACGCGCCGCCGCCCGCTATCTGTCTGGCGACCCCACGGGGGCCGTGTTCATGGACGCCGCGTTGACCTACTCCGGGGAACCCGTCACCCGGCTTTCGGGCCTCGACCACCTGGAAGGCATGGAAGTGGGCATTTTTGCCGACGGCGCGGTGCAGCCGCCCCGAACCGTGGAAAACGGCGCTGTCACTCTGGACAATGCCGCGTCGGTCGTGACCGTGGGCCTGCTCTATACGGCTGACCTGGAAACCATGCCCGTCGAGGTGGTGGCGCAGACGGGCACGAGCGTGGCGCAGAAAAAGCAGATTAACGCGGTCAATGTGCTGTTCCGCGATTCCCTAGGCGTGAAAGTCGGCCTGTCCTTTGACGAGGCCAAAATGCAGGCCGTGAAGTGGCGCACCACGGAACCCTACGGGCATCCGCCCGCCCCGTATTCCGGCCTGAAAAGCGTCACCGTGCCCTCTCTTGCCGACAACATTGTGACTGTCTGCATCCGTTCCGACATGCCGACACCTGTAACCGTGCTGGCTCTGGTCAGCCGTATTGCGGTGAACCAATGACAACGTGGTGGAGAATTGAGGACGCCAGGCCGGAACACATCGCGGCCATAGCTGCGGCCATGCGGCCTGCCGACATGCGCGAAGTTTGGGCCAGCCACAGGCACACCCCGGCACAAGCCCTGACCTTTTCGCTGCAACGCTCGGAACTGGCCTGGACGTGCATCATAGACGACATGCCCGCGTTCATGTGGGGCGCAGCGCGAAACGGCAGCCTCATCACCTACCGGGGCGCGCCCTGGCTTTTGGGAACTTCGGCAATCAGTGAGCGCCGCGTCATTCTCGAATTTTTGCGCCAGTGCCCGGCCTATGTGGAACGGATGCAGGCGCGCTTCCCCCGGCTGGAAAATTACGTTCATGCCCGGAACCGTCTTTCCGTCCGCTGGCTGCGCTGGTTGGGCTTTACCGTGGAAACTGCGGCTCCCGTGGTCCTGCATGATGAACCCTTTTTTGTGTTTTGGAGGGAACGGTAATGTGCGAAGCCGTAACCATCGCCACCGTGGCGTCCATCGCCGTGACGGCCATTTCCACGGGCGTGGGCATGTACGCCCAAGCGCAGGCGCAGGCCGCGCAGGAGCGCAGCGCAAAGGCCGCGGCTGCTTACAACGCGCAGGTGGCTGAAAACGAAGCCGCCACACAGCGCCAGCTTGCGCAGAACGAGATTTCCAAGGGCATAGCCGACCGGGAACGGCAACAGCGGCAGGCTGCGCGGGCTATGGGCGAAATGCGGGCCAACATGGGGGCCAGCGGCTTTGAAATGGACAGCGGCAGCAACCTGTCCTTGTTGGCGGAATCCGCGCAGGAACACCAGTATGATTCCGAGGTCATCATGTCCAACGCCAATCAGGCCGCATGGCAGCACCTTGTCGCGGCCAACTCGGCGCAGAATCAGAAGACCTTTTACAACTGGCAGGGGGCCAACGCCGGTTCCGGGCGCGGGGCAAACAATCTCGCTATGGCGGGTACGCTCTTGGGCGGCATCGGCAGCGCCGTCGGGACATACGGCCAATGGGCCAAGGCCACCCCGTCCGGCACAGACGGCGGGTATTGGGACAGGGCCTTGCAGCAGAACGTATCCAGCCCCGTGAGGCATTAAGCCATGCCGATGATTGTACCGCACCAAAGCCAGGTAGGCATATCCACGGCCAACGGCGGGCAGACGGCCCCATACCGCAGCGCGTCCGCCTTTATGACGCCGGGGCAGGCCGCGGCCCCTGAAGGGCTGAAGCAGCTTGCGCGAGGCATGGACAAGCTGGGCGGCGCTGTAAACGCGCTGCTGCTGGAACGCCAGAACATGCGTAACGCCGCTGACCTGCTGGCTGACAAAATCGCCTATGAAGACGCCTTGCGTGACTTCGACAGCAACTATCGGCAGACGCACCAGGGCGTCAGTGCGCGCGACGCTGAAGAAGCCTATGCACAGTTCCATCAGGAACAATACCGACGCCTGCAAGAGAAATGGGGCGGCAATCCGTGGCTGATGCAGGGTGTCAACCAAATGGCTGAAAGCATCCGCCTGCCGTCCATGCAGCGGGCCGTCAATTACCGCGACCAGCAGGAACAGTTCTATCAGAAGTCCGTACTGGATTCTTCAGAGGCCCACGCCCTGGAATTGTTTGCTGACCCGTCATGTTCCATGGCCGAAAAGGAAGCGGCCCTGCAAGACCATGAACGGAGCCTGCGCATGTTCGCCGGGCAGCGGCCCGTCATGGTGGACGGCAGGATGCAGTGGCAGGGCGGGCGCAATATCGACGCCGAATTGATGTCTCTCAGGCAGAAGGCCGCTGGTTCAAATATAGAGGGATTGCTTGCCGCCAAGGACTTCGAGGGCGCGCGGCGGGCCCTGGCGGTGTACGGCAACGCGGGCGGCGTAAACAACGGGCACTCCATTGCCGAAGACCACAACAACCCGCTCAACGAGAAAGCCCCCGGAAAGAACACGGGCACGCGCGAAGACTTCAAGGTCTATGCCTCACTGGAAGAGGGCCTGCGGGGCAACTGGGGGCTGTTGCAACGCTATCAGGACAGGCACGGCAGGCGGACGTTGAACGAGATTATCACGCGCTGGGCCCCGCCTTCAGAGAACAGGACGGCGCAGTATATTGCCGCTGTTTCCCAAAAAGCAGGCATCGACGCGGACGCCCCGGTAAACATGAAGGATATTCCCACGGCGGCGCGCGTCATCAAGGCCATGGCCGAACAGGAAAGCCCGCTGGGCAAGCGCCTTACCGTGCCGCAGATAGAGGCGGCATTAAAGGGAGAGAATGCCAAGCGCCCCGCCATGTATGTGGCCTATGAAAACCCGGAAGGCCTGACGGAGCAGGGCAATATCGACATTGCCAATCGCCCGCAGGTCAGGACGGAAGACGGCGGCACGGCCACCGTGCGCAGCATGTCCGTGAATTTTGACGGCGCGGAAGTGCTGCTGCCCACGGTTTCACAGGACGGCCGCCTGCTGTCCGAAGGCGAGGCCATAGCCGAGTACAAAAAGACGGGCAAGCATCTGGGCAAGTTCGACACGCCGGAACACGCTACCGCCTATGCCCAAAAGCTGCACGAGCAGCAGGAGAAGATGTACCTGGGGCCTGCCGCCCGGCAGCAGCCCGGCCGCGCGGGCGCGGGCTGGCTCACCCCCAAGCAGCGCGTGGCCTACAGCAAGGCCATTGAGACCGGCCAGAAAAAACAGGCCGTGGACGATTTCCTTTCCGGCACCATGGACATGCCCGCGCCGGAGCGTCTGGCGCAGCTGGACAGGCTGTACGGCAACGACCCGGACAAGCGCGAGATGTATGACGCCATACGCCAGGGCATCATGCACGACGCGAATGCGAAAGAATCCATGCGCAATATCGAGCGACGTGACCGCAAGCTGGCGTCTCTCAAGGAAATGGAACAGGCCGCCAACCTGCCGCCGAAACAGAGCTACCAGAAGATGCAGGAAATCGGGCAGCGCCTTCCCCTGGAAGAGCGCGCGGACTTCTACAAGGCCGCCAACAACCTGCGCAACCCCGGCTATTATGACGACCCCTTGGCGGTGCAGGAAATCACGGAAAGGATACTCAACGGCGATGAAGTCAATGTCCATGCGGAGTTTGGATCTCGTTTGACGCCAAGGACGGCGAAGCGTTTCGCAGACCAACAGTTCCGTGCAGCTTTGCCGCGTTTGAGGCAGGTCTTTATTGACACAGGCAACGAATGGATGGCTGAGCCTAACAACAAGAATCATGCGAAAGAGTTTGGCGTAGCCAACAGCAATGCAATGTGGACACATTTTCTTGCATCGACAGATGCAGATGATAAAATGGATATTGCACGGCTGCGGCAGGAAGCGGCGGACTTCTTCAAGAAGGTCACGCTGGAAAAGGGCTGGTTCGGCAGGGAAGTGGAAACCGTGCAGGGTCTGGTGGGAAGTGTGCTGAAGAATTATGCAGACGATAATCCTCGCCCCATGCAGGGCACAGCGGAATACGGCATCGTGGTTGACCTGCTGAAAAATGCCGGCGTCAAGCCTGACGGCTTCGGCGGCGGATATTCGGACGCGCAGCTTTCCGCCGGGTATCGGCAGTACAGGGACATGCAGAAAGGGGGCAAGGAATGAGCCAGGGCATTGACATAGACGCCTTCCGCAAGGGCTACAACGCCCGCATGGGCATTGAGGACGAAGCCCCCGCGCAGCCCGCCCCCGCCCCGGAGATTCCCGCCGCAGACGTAGCCGATGCCGAAAGCGTGGCCCCGGACAGCATCACGGACATGGGCGAGGTGGAGACCATCGACCTGTCCAGTCCCGACACGGCGCAGCCCGGTGCAACGCTCCCCACGGATACCGTGGTGGATGTCCTGTCCACCTGGAAAAGCCCCACGGACGCCCGCGCGGACTTTGAGGCGGAAAGCCTGCCGCAGACATTGCACGCCCTGCACAACAGCCTCAACGTCAACCCCTTTGAACTGAAAGACCTGGCCGACCGCGCCGGGCTGACCTACAGCGTGGTGGATGCCGACAGCGGCTTTGCCCGCAAGAAAATCGCTTCTGACCGCCATGCGGAAGTGCTGCGCGGTTTCATGGACAACATCAGCCAGACGCCCAAAACGGCGGCCTTTGTGCGTCAGGCGGACAGCGTGGAACAGCTGGCCCTGACAAGCGACGTGGCGCTTGCTGCGCTGGAAAAAGACCTTGACCCGGCGCAGCGGGGCTTCTTTGACAGCGGCTACATCGGCGCGGCCCGCAATGCCTGGAACAACGGCATGCTGGCCCGCGAGGTGGGCGACCTGGCCGTCAAATGGATGGACGGCAGCATCACCGACGATGAACACCGCCGTCTGGACGCGCTGCGGCAGGCGCAGACATACTTCCAGCAGCAGCGCGAGAACATGGGCCTTCTGGAACGCATGGTGCGCGGCTCGGTGGAAGCCCTGGGCGTGCCCCTCGCGGGGGGCGTGGAAGGAGCCGTGCAGTTTCTGGGGCGTTACGGCAAGGAAGGCCTTGCGGGCGGGGCCATGCTTGGCGCGGGTGTCGGTACTGCCGCCGGGGGCGCAGGCGCTGTGCCCGGGGCCATTCTCGGCGGCGTTACCGGCCTTTCTGCCGTGGCGCAGGCCGGCTTCATGAACGACATGATGCGGCAGGAAGGGGCGCAGACCTTCCTTTCCCTGGTGGACATGGGCGTGCCGGAGGATACGGCGCGCGTGCTGGCCATCGCGGCGGGCGGCGCGAAGGGCCTGCTGGAATATGTGGGCCTGCGCGAGGTGGGCAGGGTCTTCCCCGGCGCAGAGAAGTTTCTCACGCGCGAAGCTGCGACGGCGGCACTGAACACGCTCAAGCGCAACCCGTCCCTTGCCGCTGCCCTGGGCGACGCCGGGCTTGCCGCCCTGCGCGGCATTGCCGGGGAGACGGGCACGGAAGTTCTGCAGGAAGGCGTGGATATTGTTGCGGAGGACACGGGCCGCCGCCTTTCCGGCGTCAACAGGGCCGCCCCCACGCTGGGCGAGATCGGCGCGCGCCTGACTGATACCGCCATCCAGACCATCGAGAGCACCGCCCTTGTGGCGGGCGTAGGCGGCGCGGCCCGTGGTGCCCGCAACTACGCCCGCAACAACCGGCGGGAATCCCTGCTGGCGCAGATTCAGGACGCCCAGAGCCGCACGCTGGACACGGTGGCGCAGGCCGCTCAGAACTCCCCTGTCATGAAGGACATGGCCGGGACGGGCGAAGCCCTCATGCAGCACCTTGCCGATGCAGGCGTGACGCCGGAAACGCTCTATATCCGCCCCGAAGCTGTGCAGCAGATGTTTTTTCAGGAGGAGAACCCGGAACTCATGGCCGCGGCGGCGGATATGGGCATCACGCCGGAAAGCCTGCAGGAGAACCTGACCCTCGGCACGGATGTGGCCGTGGACTTTGCCAAGGCCACGCGGCACATCATGGCCGACCCGCAGCGGTACGAAGCCCTCAGGCAGGACATGCGGCTGGAACCGTCCATGCTCACGGACGCGGAGGCGGAAGAACTGGCGGCCATGAACCAGGACGCGGAGGCGCGCCTTGCCTATCTGGACAATCTGCTGGCCCCCGTTTCCGAAGAGGCGCAGGCCGCACAGACACGCTACGACCAGCGCATGGAAACCGCCGCGCCCTATGTGGAACAGCTGTGGCAGGCCGGGTACAGCGAGAACCAGGCCAATGCCTTCGGGCTTGTGCTGGCGGCCAATGCCGAGCGCATGGCCCCGGTATTCGGCCTGACGCCGCAGGAGTATCTTGCACAGCGTTTTGCGGGCTACCACAGCATGACGCAGGAGGAATTTGAGCGGCTTGCATCCGGCGGGCTGGACGGCCTGTTTGAGAACCGTGAACTGGCGTCCATGCTGCAGGATATGGGCGTCACAAAAAACATGAGCCGCAGCCGCAAGCGCCGGCAGCTGCAGCCGGAATTTGATTACGCCTACGGCCGCGTGGACGCGGAGAGCGTGAAGAGCCTCTACGGGCAGGAGCGCATCAACGAGCTGCGGCGGCAGTTCGGGCCCGGCTTCTTCGCCAAAAAGGGAGAAGGCACGCCCCTGGACGTGCTGGCGCAGAACTTCGCGCGCGAGGAGCGCGGCGGCTATGAACTGGGGGCGGAAGAAATAGACGCGGACGCCTTTGCGGAAAAGATATTCGCCCCGCACGACGAGTTTGAGGCCGGGCTTGCCGGGCAGCTGCGGCAGCGGATGCTGTGGCAGGAACAGACGGCGGCGGAGAAGTTGGCGCAGGATGTGGCTGCGTGGGAAAAGACTGTCGATGACTTCATTGCAGGCAAGTTGAACCCGCGTTCTTCTGTCACAATTCTTTCGCAGACGCCGCTTGTGCTCTCCTTGCTTGGGGCGAACAAGGATTTGCGCGTCAATACCGACTACGGGAAGCTGAAAAAAATATTGCAGGAAAAGCACAAACTCCCTGAAAACGTCTTAAAACAGCTTCCTGCGGCGATGACAGACCCCATCATGATATTTGATTCCGCCACAATGGCTGGGGATTATGTCATGATGCTGGACTTGAGGGATGAAAACGGCGCAACTGTCGTTGTTCCTGTTTCGTTCAACTATGAACAGGGGCGCGGTTATGTCGTCAATTATGTGCCCAGCGTGTATGCCAAAAAGGATGCAGGGACAGGAAAACCGAATGATGGCTGGTTCAAGGCGCAAGTTGAGGAGGGGCGTCTACGGTATGTGAACAAAAGAAAAGCCGCTCAGTGGGCGTCATCTTCGCGGCTCCAATCGCCTTGGGTTGGTACGCATCTTAGCGGCAAAAATAGAATACGCACCGAAGCCGACCTTGTCAATCTGCGGCAGCAGAACCCGACGTATTACCAGAACGAAGAAGACGCAGTGCAAACGCCGGAACAGACTTACGCTTCCGGCATGGCGGCAATGAATACCGTCATTGCAGAACATACTGACGCGCTTGACGCCATGTTCCGGCCGGAAGTCGGGAGCATCAGTTTTTATTGGGGGCAGGAGGGGAAAGGCCCAAAGGGCAAGGGCGGTTCGGGCGTTGCGCACATTATTGCCCGGCGTAACGCCGAGGGCAAGGACGGCGAGGCCGTGGCGCGTAAAATGGTCGAAGTCTTGGCGTATGGCGAAATCGGCCCTGAATACGGGCCGCAAGACGGCCAGCACCGCAACGTGAGCTTTGACGGGCATACCGCCGTGCTTTCGCTGTATCGTTTTGGAAACAGGCAGACGTGGCTTTTGACGGGGTGGGAAGACAATCCCGCCGGTGAAACCGGGACGGTTAACGCCCCAAGCCCTACGCAGGCAAGCCCCTCTGGTATACGGGACAGGCTGGGAGCGGCGGAATCATCTGTCGGAAATACAGTACGGCCTTTGGGTGCTGACGGCAAGCCCCTTTTCTCCAGGGTTTCCCCCGGTCGCGCACGCGGCGCAATGTCGCGCCTGCCTGACGGGCGGGCCGTGGTGGGCCTGTTCAAGAGCAGGAACGCCAGCACCGTGCTGCACGAGACGGCGCACTTCTGGCTGGAGGAACTGCGGGAGGCCGCGCAGCTGGACACGGCCCCGGACTGGGTGCGCGACGTTTGGGGCAAGCTGCAAAAGGCCTACGGCTTTGAAGGGGCGCTCAACGGCCTCAGTGACGTGGCCCGCTGGACGGAGGTGCAGGAACGCTTCGCCCGCGAATTCGAGGCCTACGCCCGTGACGGCAAGGCCCCGTCCTGGGAGCTGCAATCGGCGTTCAACCGTTTCCGTAACTGGCTGACGGAGATTTACCGCAGCGTGCGCGCCGTGCTGGGCATGAATGACGTGAGCGAGGATGTGCGCGAGGTCTTTGACGCCCTGCTCGCCACGCAGGAGGAAATCGAGCAGTCGCAGCGCGCGGTCGCGGCGGACAGCGTGATGGAACTGCTGGACGAAAAGGAGACCACGCCGGAACTGCGGAACAGGTACGCCCGTGCGGCGCAGCGCGCCTATGAGAACGCCAGCGCCGTCATCGCCAACCGCCGCCTTGTGGACAGGCGCGCGGCGGAAAAGGATATCCGGCAGCAGGTGACGGCGGAGATCGACGGCAGCGAGACCTACACGATGCTGGCCCGCCTGCGCGAAGGCGGACTGGATTTTGACGCGCTCAAGGCCGCCATATCCGAAGACGTGGCCTACCGCCTGCGGGAGAAATGGCACGCGGCGCGCGGCGAGGGCAAGGCGCTCATCCGCAAGGGCGGCGCGCTTGACCTGCTGGACGTGGCCGCGCAGTTTGACCAGGACAGCGTGCAGGGTCTTGCCGGGGCGCTGCTGGATACGCCCACGCGGCGCGAGGCCATAGGCGCAGAAACGGAACGGCGTCTGGCGCAGTGGGATGCGCGGTACGACGCGGAGGTGGAATACAGCAACGCCTGGGACGCGGCGCTGGCCGTGGAGCTGGAAGCGCTCACCGGGCAGCGGCAGATTTCCCCGGCGCAGCTGCGGCAGCAGATGGACGAGCGCACGGGCGTAAAGAAAATGAGCGCCGTGGATGCCGAATACAAGACGCTCAAGGCCCGCCTGCAATCGGATGAACGGGCGGCACGGCGGGCGTGGAACGCAGCAAAGCGCGAAGCCGGGGCGGCAGCCCGCGAGAAAATTGCCGCCCTCAAGGAACAGGAACGCCTGCGGCGCGCCGCCCTGGGCGCAGCCTACCGGGCGCGCATGGAGCGGGACAACATCATCCGGCAGCTGCGGAAAATCGGCAACAGCAAGAGCGTGCCCTACGACTACATGTGCCAGATCCGGCGTCTGCTGCAACGCTGGGACGGTCTGGGCACGGAGGGCCAGCGGCTCGACCCGGCAACGCTGCGGGGGCTGAAAAGCCTGCAGGAGTTTCTGGCGGAGAAGTCCGCGGATTCCCTGTTTGACGAACCGCTCACCGCGCCGGACTGGCTGCTGGCAGACCAGACCGGCCGATTCTCTGACCTGTCCATCGAGCAGATGCGCGACGTGAAGCGGCTCATTCAGGAACTGGCCCATGCCGGGCGCACGGAAGGCCGCATGCTGGCGGACAAGGAAAAGCGGGAAATTAAGGCCGTGGCCGACGAGTGCGCCGCCGCAGCCATGCAGCTCTCGGCGCGGGACTACATATCCGACAGGGCCGGGGTACTGGACACCATCAAGGGGGCGCTGCGCAAGGGGCTTTCGTCCCTGACAAGCGTGCGTTTCCTTGCGCGGGCGCTGGACGGCTTCAACGACCACGGCGTGAACCATGACGCCTGGCTGATGCCTCTGCAAATGGCGCGTACGGAAGAGCTGACCTTGCAGCGGGAAATGGAGGAAAAACTGCGCGAGGCGCTGAAACCGCTCCTGCGCGTGGGGCAGCTGCAAAAGGCGTTCTCCATCGACGGCGTGCCGCTTCGGCAGGACGTGAGCCGCCAGTGGGCGGGCATGTGGGACATGGACAAGGTGTACAGCGTGGCCCTGAACATGGGCAACGCGGGCAACCTCAAGGCGCTCATGCAGGGCTATGGCTGGAGCGAGGAGCACTTGCAGGCCATCACTGCCCGCCTGACCGCCGAAGAATGGCAGGCCGTGCAGGCGGTGTGGGACGCCATAGACACCCTGTATCCGCGCCTCAACGATGTCTACAAGACGCTTAAGGGCGTGCCCCTGCCAAAGGTCAAGGCGCAGGCCTTCACCGTGCAGACGGCTGACGGGCAGACGCTCACCCTCAAGGGCGGCTATTATCCCCTGATTTTTGACCAGCGCCTGAGCGACAAGGCTGCGGAAAACCAGTCCGTGGACGAACTGCTCAACGGCATGGAGGCCGTGCTGCGCTCGCCCAATCCCAAAAGCGGCATGACCAAGGAACGCAAGGGCGGGACGCTGCCGCCCAAACTCTCGCTGACCGTGCTGGACAGGCATGTCACGGATACGGTGCATTATGTCACGCACGCCCTGCCGTTGCGCGACACCATGCGGCTGTTCCGGGAACCGTCGTTCAAGGAAGCGTTCATCCGCGCCGCCGGGCAGGAGAACTATGACCAGCTGCTGCCGTGGCTGCGGGGCATTGCGCGTCCCGGCGGGGAACAGGCGCAGGGCATCGTCAAGGCCATTGACTGGCTGGCGCGTCGCGGCAGCCTGTATGCCCTGGGCGCGAACATGAAAAGCGCGCTCTTGCAGCTGACCTCCATCGGCAACTCGTGGAGCGAGGTCGGTTTCGGCAACTTCCTGCGGGCGTCGGCCACCATGCTTTCCGCGCCGCGTGAAAACTGGGACACGGTACGGCAAAAGAGCGCCTACATGCAGAATCGCGCCCGGCTGCTGGACGACACCTTGCGCCGCGAATATGAGGACATGCGGGGCCGTGGAGTGCGTGGCGTGTCGCTTGGCGGACGGCGCTTTTCTCTGGACGTGGTGCGGCAGGCGCAAATGGCGCTGATGATTGCCATGGATGCGGCTGTCGCCTACCCCACATGGCTTGCGGCCTATGACAGGGCCATTGCGCACGGCGTCGATGAAGCCCGCGCCGTGGCTGAGGCGGACGGGGCTGTCGTCGCTGCACAGGGCGGCGGGGGGCCGCTGGATACGCCGGCCGTTATGCGGCAGGCCAGCTTGATGCGCGCCTTGTGCCCGTTCATGTCCTTCGCGCTTTCCGACTTCAACCGCAAAATGGAAACGCTGCGCGGCTTTGCCGAATGGGCCAGGACCGGGCACAGCAGCGTCACCCCTGCCCGCCTGTTCCGCGACTTCGCCTTGCAGTGGGTGATGCCTGTCACCCTCACCGTGCTCATGGTCAGCCTGGGCCGGGAAGGCGAACCGCCGGAGGGCGAAGACTTCCTGTGGGAAGCGCTGACCTTCTACACCATGGGCATACCCATTGTCCGCGATGTGGCAAAGCAGACGGAGAGCTATTTCAGCGAGCATGGCTACAAGGGCGGGCGTTCACCGCTCATGCTGGCCGGTCTGGACAATGCCGTGCGCGGCCTGGGGCATGCGTACAAGGCTTGGGACGAAGGCGACCCGGATGCGGAATACCGCGCCATGAAGGAAACGCTCAACGCCGTCGGCTTTGCGCTCGGTCTGGGCACGCCGCAGATATGGCGCACGCTGGAAGGCTCGGAAGCCTACTGGATTGACGGCGAGGGCGGCCCGCTGGCTCCGTTGCTGGGCAAGCCGCAGAAGTAAATTTCAGTTCTTTGAAAACCGCATAGGGATTGCAGGAAACAACGCGGGCCGGGGGATGGCCCCGGCCCGCGGCATGAATCATCTTCTTCACGCCCCGCGTCAAACGGCCTACGCCCACTCACCCACTTCGGCGGACGCGCAGAGGGCGGCCACGGCGGCGGACAGGGCCGCGTTGCAGGCGCGGTAAAGATCGCTCTGGATTTCGTAGCGGTC